TCCGCCCATCATAAAATCTATTCTTCTGTTTGTACCATCGATAAAACCACCGTCTTTCTCTCCACCGCCTGGATCAAATGGATCGTTGTAACCTACTTCAGCACCAGAACTATCTCTCTGTATGCCAGACTCACCAGTAGCATAAGAACCTGCTTGACCACCAGTCTCCTCTCTATACGCTCTTTCTACTCTAGCTTGATCTGCTTGTCTTTGACGTTCTTGTTCTTGTTTAAATTGATTTTCTCTAGCAGCTTTTGCTTCTCTTCTATTTCTAGCTTCTTCTTCTCTTTTTTCCTTTTCTTGAATTTTTTTATCTTTTCTACGTTTTGTTATTATTTTTGTTTTTTTACGTGCACCTAATATATCTTCTTCTGCTTCATCTAGTAAACCTAATCTGTTAATTAAATCTGCACCTGGTCCAGTATAGTTAGGATTGTTTCTAGCAGCTTCTATTTGACCAGCAGTTAAACCATATTTATTGCCTAAAGTATTTTCTATTGTACCTCTTCGTTTATCAAATGTATCCGCATCTATTTTGTTAAGATTGTAACCTGCCATGATACCACCAGCAGTATTATAATCATCAGTAACAATTCTACCTATGTCGTCTGTAAATATACCAGCACCCCTTGCTTCGTTTTCCATGATAGCTCTTTCATTAATAGGCATCATACCTTTTAAAAATTCTGCTCCTCGTTTAATCATTCCGATACCTGGTATAAAATTAATACCTTTGTCTATAAGACCTTTAATTCCTGTTTCTGGAACACCTGATGGCACACCATAATATTCAGGATAATTGTCCATAAATTTTTGTGCTTCTGTTTCTGAAGAATATATAGGGTCGTATGGGCTATCATATTGTCCCTGAGCTCCATATCTTTCTCTATTACTCATTATTATCTCGTTTAAATCTTTTTCGTATTTTGCTTGTCGTTGTCCAACCGGCGTATCAATTGGCATACGATAAGGAGCATTTTGAAATTCATTATATTTTCTTTGTGCCTCAGCCACGACACCAGAAGGATCAAATGATTGTGGATTAAATGTTCTAGAATATATCTCACCAGCTTGTCTACTTGGAAATTTATTGTAGTCTTGTCTAATTGTGCTCATGTCTGTATTGTAAGGATTAAATCCTCCACCTCCACCACCTATGTTTATAGAAGGCAGACCTGGTTGAGTAGGAGCTGTTGCACCACCACCTTGTGGTATTTGAAATGGATTTAATAAAAACTCACTTCTAGGTATGTATTTAAAACCTGCATCATATACCTGTTGATCGTACGGACTCATCATAACTTAGTACTACCTCCAAGTGGTAAAGCTTCTACAGTAACTTTTACATCTCTTTTAATATCGTCAGCTACAGTTTCTGTTTCAGGATTCTGCACATCTTGCATAGCTTCTGCATCTGAATTATATTCTTGTCCTGTTTTCATATTAGTTAATGTAACTTCTGTTTGTGGTGTAATAATTTTAACAGGTTTTCCGTTTATCATTTCTATTCTGTAAGATGCTTCTGTTTCTATAAATGACATATTAATCCCTATTTATTTCCAATATTGATGCAATAACATGTAATTCATTTGCATCAGCTGCTTGTGCCTTTAATACCTCATTTTCTTCTAAAATTAAAGGGTGTGTTAACAGCTCTGTTGTTGCTTTTGAGGCTATCGCTTTGTCTTTAAACAAGTTAAATACTGCAGAGGCAGCATTTGTTATAGTGAAAGTTATTGTAGATCCTGATCCGGCATCTTCTGATACTAATATACTTTTAATTATGGCCCTAGAATCAGCAGGTGTTGTGTATATTACAGTGTTATCTGTGGTAGTTAGATCTATTAATTCGTTTTTGTATATATTAGCCACTTATAAACCAAGAAAATCTCTCTTGCTCCTGTTTTACCTCGTCTAAAAAAGTAGAGTTTAACTGATCTTTCATAATAGTTAAAGCTCTATTTATTTGTTTCTGGTTAGAAACATCGTATTCTTGTTTAGGTTCTGGTATTCTTATATTTATTTTTGTCATTATCTACGTCCATCTCCCTGTATATCTAATCTTAATGTACCAAATCTCCACTCTTCACCAGAGCTATCATTTTCTATTTTAACATTTACAAATCTACCTCTAGCCCTAGTGTCTTTTTTAATAGTTGTAGAAGTTATTGTAAAAGGACTTAAAGCAGTTGTAGTGTCAGATTCTTGTGGATATCTTTTAACACCTAGACTAACTTTAGCATTTCCCGTTAAAGCTTTAAAGTCTGGTACGAATCTTCTCATTGCTAATAAAAATTCACCAGATACTTTTGGTCCAGCTGCTTGTCCTGGTCTCATGCTTTGTCTTTGTTCTATATCAATATCATATGATTTTACAAAAGATGTAACTATTGTTGTTGAACCATCTTCATTAACTTGATCTGTGCCAACTTCATGTTCAAAAAATTTAGTTTGACCTAAACCATTTTGACCTACAACTGCTGGAAAAGTACCGTTTGCTGTGCTGTCATATTTTGTTCCATAAGGTTTAGGATATACAATTGCATCAATCCAAGATGTTCTTGACTCTGTTCCTGTGTACCATATGCCTCCTGGCATTCTAGAACTGCCGGATTCACCGTAATTAAATACAACATATTTATCGTTAAAACTAGATCCTTGTGAAGGATAATACCAAATAACTTCTGTAAATAAATTATTGATACCTGCTGCAACTTGTTGACCTTTTGTGGTGTCAAAATTATTATATACAAAATCCTCTACTGTGCACGGTAGTGATTTAACTGTACCATCAAACATAAAGAAACCATTTGGTGACAACCAGAATGCAGCACCGTCAACTTCAACAACTGCATTCTTACCTATCAATCCACAGTTTGTACCAACTTGTTCAAAACTAAATGTAAAAGGTGCACCTACAAATTTCATTGTGTACAATGCATTGTCTGTAAATACTAGAATTGTTTCTTTTGCTTTTATTGCACTTATAATTTTTGTACCATCTTGCAATCTAAAATCACCAGCACTGTTAGTTGCTGTGATTGTATAACTGTTTATATCTTCTTGATTTGAAAATCTTATAAACATATCGTCTTGTGTTGTTGTAGTTCCAATCGTTGTTTCAGTTCCAAAGTGACATAAGTGTCTAGTTGTTGGTGATACTAATGTTAGCCTAGAAGCTGTTGGATTATTTGCTGTAGAAAAACTAGATGTAGATGTAGATGCTCTTGTAGTTAACGGTGTTGCTGCTCCCGCGTTCCACGTAAATGTTTTACCGTTTGCAATTGTTGCAATTAATACTTGACCAAAGTTATCTAAACTCCAAAGACCTGGTTCCAGAGTTACCTCTGATGCAAGAACTGCTTCTCCCCAATCAGAAAAATTTGTTGCATCTACGACTGCTGTGCCATCAGCATGAGCTGCCTTACTTGTTCCATCAACTTCCCTTGTAATTGTTGTTAGGTTTGGTGACGATACACCTGTGTATGAAATTAATTCGTTTTCAACTAATATTCTTCCTGATGAACTAAAGTTTGTCGTTGCATCTAGTGTGATTGAAGTTCCCGATCCACCTGTACCAGCAGTGTCATTTAACAACGCTCCATCTAAATTAGATGTTGCAGCTCCAGGAACGGATCCATTCCATTGTGATATACCAAAACCATAACCATAAGATTGTGCTGCTGGACCCACTTTCTCATAAGGCTTGACTGCAATACTTCCGCCTGTTGATACAGTTGCACCAGCGTTAGAACTTTGTGTAATTGTAAAAGTTGTAGGTGTTGGAACTGACGTTACTTGAAATAATTTATCTTCAAAATCTGATGCACTAAAACCTGTGCCGCCTGGTAATGTTACGCTATCTAGTAAAACTATATCTCCAGGTTCTAGATTGTGTGATGTAGAAGTTGTTATTGTACAAATAGCTGAAGCATTTGTAGTTGCAATTGTAGAAGAACTTAATGTAGCTTTTAAAGGTGTTATGTCAAACAATTGTCCTTCAAAATATAATAATAAAAATTTATCTGTTCCAAGAGCAACGTATCTATTTCCATTTAAATCAACAAATGCGTGTTGTTTTCTAGCAACACCAACAATACTATCTGATACTAAAGAAGACCAGCCTCCAACTTTTTCAGGAAGATTATATCTAAACCTTACGTTATCAGAATCTATCCAACGATTTTCGGCTCCTGCAGACGTATTTTGTTTGTCTATGCCAGGTAAAAAATTATATTCAATAAGGGCCATGGTCCCTGCTCCCTATGCCGTGTTAGTTTTGTAAGCCCAGCCTCTTGTTGCATCCACATACACTAATGTAAAAGCTTGACCGTTAGTGGTTAGTGTTAGGTTTGATGTACCTGTATTTATTGGTTGACTGTTTCTGTTAACAATCAAGTTGTTAGAGTTAAAAGTTCCTCTTGCATCAATAAACGTAACCTCTGATCCCACTGCTGGTGATGCAGGTAAAGTTACCGTAATTGGGTTAGCTGTTGTGTTTGCAAATATTTGGTCACCATCTACTGCAGTATATGCAGTAATTGTAGAAGAGTTTAAAGTTACATAACCTTTGTTACGAATACCAAGACTAACATTTGTACCATCTGAATATACCAATGACTTAGATCCAATAGGTAATACAACCCCGGTCCCTGATACAGTTTTAACTGTTATTGTATATAGTGTAGATGTACCTCTAGTTGTTGCATCTTCAAATATAATAATTCTTTCAGAGCCATCAGGTATAGTTACATTTCTGTTTGCGCCTAGTGTCCCTGTTAATTTAATATATAAATTTTTACCGTTTGATGTTGCACCATTATCAAGTGCTAAAGTTAAATCTCCAGAGGCTAGTTGAGCTGATGATAAATAACCTGAAGATAATTGCTCTAAAATTTGTAGATTTGTATTAGTGATCGTGCCCCAAAGACCAGCTTTCTCACCTGTAGCTATAAGCTCTAATTTTGAATTTGTTGAAAAACTTGATGCCATAATTCTCCTAATAAGGGTCTATATTAACCCATGTTTGTGATGCGCCTGGGTCTATAGGTTGCCATGTAATGATACCAGGATCATTGACAGTAAGAGTCATAGGCACGCCTGTAGGACTTACATTCGCAGCAGCTGTTATTGTAACACTTCCTGTGCCAATGGTCAATGCGTTTCCAGTAACCGAAACGTTAGCTGCAGCTGTGACTGTAACAGTTCCAACGCCTAAAGTTAATGGTGTAGGAGTAGGTGTTACGTTAGCTGCGGCTGCAATAGTTAATGATCCAAAACCTAAAGTTAATGGATTGCCAGTTGGCTGTACAAAAGCTCCTGCTAGTGCAGAAGAACTACCGATTGAAAGAGTTAGTGCATTACCAGTTACATTAACAGTAACGTTCGGGTTAAAGAACGATGTT